CGACGCGGCCCTCCTCGTGGTTGCCGAGCATCTCTTTGAGCATCGTCTCCGCCTCGTCGATCTCAGCTTCCAGCGCACGCTTCTCGTCGCGCCGATCCAGCAACACCTGCGCCCAGTGGTCTGCGTCCGGCGTGCCGTTCAGGTCCAGCGGCGGCGCGCCGTCGTCGACCCGGTCCCACGCCACGTTGGCGTCGTCTGACGACGCGGGCGGATACCAGTCGATGTCACGCTTGCGCCGCTCGAAGTCATGCACCGCGTCTTCGATCTGCGACTGCATCTGCTCGTCGGCGCGGTACAGGAACAGGCGCAACTCAGAACCGCGATACAGGACGCACACAGCGCCCCACGCATAGCCAGTACACATCATCTGGGCCTGTAGCTGCCACGGGCCACGGTAGGGCGCTGGCGCGCTCTCTGGGGCCGACTGCGTGTTCTTCGCCTCCAGCACGCCGGGGCCGTGCGTGTCCACCACGCCGCCCTGCGGCACATAGATGCCGTTGGCCGGGTCGTGTTCCCAGACGATGTTGCCGTCGGCGCGCCCGTCGAGCGAGCAGGCGAGCGGCAGGTCCGGGTGGAACACCGCATCGGTGATGTTCGCGTTGGCGTGATCAAGGTCGAGGCGATAGACCGCCTCAGCCAAGATCGTTGGCTCCAGCAGGTCGCCGAAGCGCATCGCCTCGTTCTGCTTGAACCGCTCGCGCGGGTTTCCTGCGGCTGCGTCGATTGCCTCACTCAGCAACTCGTTCTGCGTCGCGTATGGCGACAGGCCCATCAGCACTGGCACGCGGCTCGCTGTGATGATGTCGTCGGGTGTAAGTTTACCTACCATTGGTTTGTCTCCTTGCTAAAAATTTCGTCGAGGGTCTTGTCTTTGTTGCGCCGTATTCTGCCTCTCACAGCTTTAGCGCTTATTCCAAAGTGGTCGCCTATCTCTTGATGCGTTCTGAATGTCTTGCCTTGCAGAACATATGTCCTGAAGGGCTTCGGCCTGCTGTTAGGAATAAGCGGCGTGGTAAGCGCCTCCTCTAAGGTCCAGCCGTAATTTAGCCTGCTCGTTACGGAGTTTTTATTAATGCCATAATGGTCAGCCGCTTGCTTTATGCTGGAAAACATCTTGCCCTGCACTGTCACCTCCTTCTGACGAGGATGCCTTTTGACCCTCTCCTCTACCTCAAGCGCCTCTTCCAGCCCCCACCCGTGTTGGTGATATCGCTGGCGGAACACATTGTTGCAGACGCCATAGTGTCGGCACATTTCCTTCTCGCTAGAAAACGTCTTGCCCCTAAAATCGAACCTGTTCCCTTCACGCTTCGGCCAAGGCGGCGCGGGGTCGAGGCCTACTGCCTCCCGCAGCGTCCAGCCCTGTCGGCGCAGGCGGACACCTATCGTCAACTCATGAACTCCAAACGCATCGGATAACTGGCCGAGACCGTAGTATGATTTGCCATCGACGACATACTCCTTTTTGTATTCGTCGAACGCACTGACAGCACCGCCCCTATTCTGGTTGTAGCCGTTTGGGGCGAGGGTATTTCTTTCTTCGATCCAATACATCTCTCGCTCGCGCAACTGCTCAACAGTTTCCGTCCGCTCGATGACCTCGAACTGAAAAGCCTCTCGGCCAAAATCTCTGATCGCCTGCCATATTGAGGCAGGTCCGCCTTGCCCCTTTCTGGCTTGGCGAAAGTGGCCGTCCTTCCTGTGGGACATATGCTTTCTTGTGCTGCACCCCACATACTGCATGCCGTTGACGGTGTTCGTCGCGGTGTAAACAATCATCTCTCGTCTCCCTTCGATGGACGCCCGGCCACGACAGCCGGGCGCTTGTTGTTAAGCCGCAGCTTCGAGGCGCTTGGCCTTGGCGCGCCAGATGCCCATCTGACGGCGCGACACAGTCAGGCTGCGCGTCTCTTCCTTCAGGCGCTTCTTCGCGCTACGCACCTCCTCATTCAAGCGCTTCTGAAGCTGCGCCTCTCGTTCACGCAGTGTGTCAACCTGCGACTTCATCGCGTAGACGCGATCAGACATCTTGTGGTGGTTTGCGCTGGCCTCATGCGCCAGTATCCTCAACGCCGCAAGCAGGCGGTGCGCCTCTGGCGTCATTGGTGCGCCGGACATGACACGCTCGTCCATCTCCAGCAGCAAAGCATCGTATCGTTGCAAGTCCATTTTTCGGTCTCCCTTTCTATTGACCAAAGTGGCGGATCAATGCCCACCAAGTGTATTGCGGCCCGAACAGGTCGAGCCAACCTAAAGCGAAGACGGTCAGGAAGACCATCCCCGCAATCTCTGAGCGCCAGTTCATGACGCAAACTCTGTGTCGTGATGTTCCAAAGCCGCTTCCATCTTGCGCTCCAAACGCTTGAGCCGACCGTGCGTTGTGTTTGGGCCGTCCTTTTCGTCGTAAGCGTAGGCGGAGCGATATGCGCGGATCAGGTTATTGATCAAGTCGATCTCTTCATCGTTCAAAACTACGTTTGGTATTGCCATCGTCTGTCTCCCTTGGTTGGGGCGGGGCCGTTAGGCCGCCGCCTGTTGATCGCTGATCTGATCCATAAGATAAAAGCGTGCGACACGGGCGCGGCGCTTAACCTTGGGGTCGTCAACGCTGACGACATCGCCGGTCAGGCCACACACAAAGCTGTCGCGCTGCACCAGAACCCAATGCCTGCCGGATGTCAGCAGAAACACCTGATCGCCGGTGCGCTCACCTTCGGTGGCTTTCAGCCAAGCGGCGAAAGTCATCGCGCTGCCGCGCTGGTCAGCTTCATGTCGGCGCTGCGCTTTTACGTCCAGCATTTCGATCAGCAGATCGGACATCAGATAGCCGCGCTCGTCGATCCGGGCTGGCGTCATCCGCACGCCAAGATCAGCGAAGACGGGCTTGATCTCGTCGCCCCACGTGCCGGTGATCTGGCGGCGACCAGTGTGTTCGCGGATGCGGCGTGCAGCTTCGGCGGTGGTGATGCCGGTCAGGGCGCTGATGACGGCGGGGCCGCAGTAGCGGTTCTTGTCGCGCTTGGTGGTGCCGTGATTGACTGAATTAAGTGTAAGCATGAAAACCTCCCGTGGTTGGGGCGGGGCCGTTAGGCCCACACCTTGGTTTGTGCAAAATGGAGAACCAGAGCAACCCGGCGCTTGTGGGCGTGGTCACAAAGGTGCGCCCAGACGTTTTTGCCATTTTTGCGCTGACGCTCAACCTCAACAACGTAGATGATGCCGTCGTCCCAGATGTCTTTTGTGACGCGGTATTTGCCGCAAGGCAGTTCAATGACGCAGATGTCAGCCGGACGCTGCCACATGCTCATGACGTTGCGGTCATCTTGAAGAATGTTGATCTGTGTGGTCATCGGTGTCTCCCTGTCGATGTGTCTACCTGATGTCTATGTTGTACCAAAACTATCATTGTGCTACAAGCACTTTATAGCGTTCTGATAACGATTTTTTTGAGAGGGTCAAGTGTCTGATATCGAACAACAATTACTGAGGCTGCGCGCCTCGACAAAACAAATGCTGCGCGAGGAACTCGAATTATCGCCGCAGCGCAGCCTCTCCGCGTTGGCGGATGAGTTGATCAGCGACGCAATTGAAGCACGGCGGGCAGAGCGTGACAGTAAACGGTAGACAGAAGGGCGCAGCCGCAGAGCGAGAGATCGCCAAGCTGCTGCTGGATGAACTGGGGATTGCGTTCAAGCGTGACCTTGAGCAGTACCGCGCGGCTGAACACGGCGACCTGATCTGCGACGATCCCGACTTCCCGTTCTGCATTGAGGTGAAGCGTTACAAGTCCGGGTGTGCGGCGCAGCCTGCGTGGTACGACCAAGCGTGTGCCGCCGCACGGGCGTGCCAGAAGCTGCCGCTGCTCGTCTACAAGTACAACCACCAGCAGTGGAAGTGGCGTATGCCAGCAGAGGCTGTGGTGCGCGCGGGCATGCCGATTGACTATAAGGGGTGCCGCGACACAGCCGCGCTCGACTGGGGCTATGCGGTCGAGATGGACACGCGCACCGCGATGATGTTGATCAGGGAGATGCTCGTCGATGCCTAAGTACGAGAGCCAGCACGACCTGCAAAACGAGCGGCTGGTCGCAGATGCGCTTGAGAATATAGGCGTCGAAGTGTACAAGCTGCCGGTCCAGTATCGGCTCGACTGGCTGCTGCGGCGCGATGGTCAGCCCATCGGGTTCGCCGAAGTGAAGGCACGCAAGTGTGACATGAAGACGTTCCCAACCGTGATGATAAGCCTGTCCAAGGTGATCCACGCGCGGATGCTGACAGATGTGACGGACTTGCCTTGTTATCTAATTCTGCTTTACCGTGACGGGCTGGCGCGACTGAACTTCGCGTCGGACTTCTCGGTAGGACCGGGCGGCAGGTCAGACAGAAACGATCCAAGCGATCACGATGTCTGCGCCTACTACCCAAACGAGCGGCTGCAAGTAATCAGCCAAAACACCAACTGACGTTAGCGTTAAAGGAGATATCAAGCTATGGCGTTAGGATTTAACCTTGAGAGTAAAAGCAGCGGGGACATCCTCCCCATCGTGAAGTGGGACGCAAAGGCGGGCGACTTCATCAAACAGGACCGCTATCAGGCGGGTGATGGGACTTGGCAAAAAGATGAAGCGGAAATCGGGCTTCCCGTACAGGTCGGTATGGACTTGGCAAACATCGAAATCGGGTGGCTCTCATTCGCCGCCGGTGCGCCTGACTTTCAAATGGTCAAGGCTGGCGAGCCACTCCCGGCCCGCCCAAGCGAAGACCACAAGCAGGCATTCCGCGTCCGCATCGGATCGAATGACCTTGGCCTGCGCGAATTTTCTCATTCTGCGAAAACTGTATTGCGTGCGATGGACGCTCTTTACAGTGAGTATGAGGCGCAGGCTCTGGCAAATCCGGGC